CTTGCCACCCTTGTCCTCAGCTCATGGTTCCGACTACTACGGCCCATAGCGGACTCTCACCGCCTAGCTAATACCCATGCCGGGCGCACAAAAAATAGGAAATCATCCCCTTATTGAGATAATTTCCTACTTTAACAATTAATTATTAAATTTTAGTACCAACCGTGTGATTGCCAGAATGATTGAGCAGCACTCCATGAACCGTAACGGTTAGCTACGTATTGATCAGCTACTCGTTCTTGGTTAGCTTCTGAGTAGTCACCATTTAAGTATGATGCTGATAATTGGTACTTACCAACGTATTGACCGTTACGAGCACTGTAGCTACCACCAGATTCACGAGCTGCGATCCAAGCCTTAGCAGCCGCATCATTACCACTAACATTTGAGCTGTAGTTTGAACTAGTAGCTTGTGCTTGTACTGGTGCACTGTAGCTTTGTTGTGCAGCAGCTGAAACAGTTGATTGTTGTGGAGCTACTGATTGTACTGGAGCCTGTGATTGAGCAGGAGCAGAAACCGGTGTAGCTGATGATTGTACTTGGCTTGTTGCTACAGGAGCCTGACTAGCAACCACCGGAGCTTGGCTAGGTTGTTGACTTTCAACACTAGCTGATGCTGGAGCTTGAGATGCTTCAGGTAAAGTAGCAGCTTGTTGAGCAGTTGCTTGGGTTACTTCACCGTCATCTTTAATTACTAACTTTTGACCAACATAAATTAAGTTCTTATTGGCAATTTGATTAGTTGAAGCTAAAGAGTCAACATAAGTTAAGTCATGGCCTAACTTATAGGAAATACTTGATAAGGTATCACCACTTTGCACCGTGTAAACAGAATCAGCATTAGCAGTAGTTGCAGTAGCGAATGTTCCCAAGGCAACAGCACCTGCAACGGCAGCAGTGATTTTCGCGATGTTTTTAGTTAACTTCATAAAGAAAAATCCCATCCTTTTCATAAAATACTTTTTTATTAATTAGTTATTTATTAGTTTAATTTAGTTTAAGTTGTTGAGTCCTCATATCTCTCAACACCTATTACTATACTCCCCCAAAATTACATGCGGATTACTCCGAAATATCAATTCAGTTGATTTTCGTAATACTTTGTAATAAAAATTTTAATAGTCTGTCAAGCAAATCAACCTCGGCCACGTCCTGATAGTAACTTAGGTTTGGCTAACTTTTCCCCAGAATTAGCCAAAATTTGTAACATAATAATAAATAAGTCGCTGAATTTTTCTTATAAAGAAGAATTTCAACGACTTATTTTTCGTTATTAATGTTTAATTGTAACATTGCTGTAATTAACTTTAGCCCTATTCAGCAGTCATTATTTGTTTTAGCCAACGCTCACTACTAGCTAATTCTTTTAATGGATGGATATCTTCGCTAATTGGGAGTGGTTCGCCGGCTTTTACTTTAAAAGGTGCTCCAGTGACCATTTCTGAATCCCGATATTGGGTAAGAGTGGCAGAAGTTTCCTTACCAAAACCATCAACCATTGCGGTTAACTGCTGCGTTCCGCTTAAAGCAATTGTGGGGGTCCACTGAGTATTTTGACCATCCAGAAAACTATAAAGATCGACAGTAGCTTTAGTTTGAACTTGATTCGCTACTTCAAACTGCAGCGTTGAACCATGGGCTTGGTATGCATGGATTGTCCGATAGATATTTTTACTAGTTGAGCGATTTGCCTGCCGGTACGTAACGTGCGCGTTAGCTCCAACTAAAATCTCCGTCCCTTCATATGATGGTAATAACGTATCATTAACCATCCGTTCTTCAATTACCGCATTCACCTCCGCACTGATGACAATAATATTATGGGTGTTTGCAGAGTTAAGATGGGGACTAAAGACAATTGGACGCTCCTGAGTAATTTGTGGACGCAAATATATAAACTGTCCACAGTCAATATTTGCAAGATGCATGGCCGCTAACTGGTTATCCTGCCAAAAGATGGCCTTCTCCATTAAATTTTCTTGTAATAGTGTTGAGTATTCATTAACCGCTTGTTCAAGAGGCATCGCAGTTAGGCTATCTTCCTGTAAAGAAAGCCAACCCCTACTTACACCAGTTGTTCTCTTTTGCCAGTGATCTATACATTCTTCTTGACCAGGTAAAGTCGGAAACCGTGATTGCAGTATAACTGCTAGTTGACGTTTTTTCTCTAACCATGCTGGCTCTTTCTTCCAAATTTTTGCCATCATTTTCTCCTCTAATGAACAAGCTTATCCCAAATAACCACTTTCCCCGTTTGAAGAGATTGCGGAACATCAATAATTCGTTGGTTAGAACTCCCTCTAAACTGAAGGGTAAGATCCTTTTTAGCCAGCAAGAATCGACCATCGACTAGAATATCGAGGTAGTGTAGAAGTTCAAGTTTATCGCTCGACTCCTTCATTAATTCTTCCCAAGTATAACCAGACCAAGACCAAATATCCTTTTCGTGACCGAATTCTTTCCGAACCCGTTTAACTAACTTCAGACAAACCTGAGTATTAAGGAATGGTTCGCCACCCAATAAAGTCAATCCTTGAACATAACTCTGCGAAAGGTCTTCGATAATCTGATCTTCTAAGTCCTGGGTATATGGCTGTCCATAATGAAAATTCTGCGCCGCCTTGTTATAGCATCCGGGGCAGTTAAAAAGGCATCCACTAACATATAAACTACACCGGACCCCTTCCCCGTCAACAAAATTGAAGGGCTTATAGTCTGCAATATATTGTAATGAATGATCTTTTGCTAACCACTCTTGCAACTTAGGATTGCGGGGTAATCGTGTTTCTGCCATTTCTTTTTCCTCCTATATAATAAAAGGCCGGTAGCTTTGCGGGCAACTGGCCTTTTGATAATTAATTAAATTTGATCACCAATAATATGAGCATGAGCCTTATTATCCATTTGCCGCTGTTGTTCAAATTCAGCTGCATTCTTGATCATTCCAGCATTCATATGTTTAACTCGGTGAATAATTTCCTCATGCCGTCCATGAACCATTGGCCGCTGCTGAGGGTTACCAAGATAACCACATGTCCGCTTAACAACGTCACAGGTTGCTGGGTCATGGTTCCCGCACTGCGGACACTTAAAGCCGCGAGCAGTTGCTTCAAATTCACCTTTGAAGCCACACTTAAAGCACTGATCAATTGAAGTATTTGTTCCCAGATAACCGACATGATCATATGCCCAGTCCCAAACTGCTTCTAAAGCTTTTGGATTTTGGCGTAAGTTGGGATATTCGCAATAATGAATAAAACCACCAGCCGCATACTTAGGAAAAGCCTCTTCAAATGATAGCTTTTCAAATGGTGTCGGATGTTTACGAACATCATAGTGGAAACTATTTGTGTAGTATTCCTTATCCGTTACATCTTCAACCCGACCAAACTTCTTCAAATCATCTTGGCAGAATGTATCTGTTAACGATTCAGCAGGGGTGGAATAAAGACTAAAGTGATATCCTTCTTCTTTTTCCCATTCAGCGCATAAATCATGCATTGCCTTAGTAATTGCAATTGCAAAGTCATGTGCTTCTTTATTATGCTCCCAATTTGACCCATAGAAAGTCGTACATACTTCATATAAACCAATATAACCTAGTGAAACGGTCGCCCGACTATTCTTAAAGACTTCATCGACACTATCAGTCTTCTTTAGCCGTTTACCAAATGCACCATACATATAAAGAAGGGGAGCATTTTCTGGCTTGGCTTCTTTAGTACGCTTAATCCGGTAATCCAAGGCAATCTTACAAATATTCATCTTCTCTTGAAAAATTTCCCAGAATAATTGCTTATCGCCATGAGCCTCCAAGGCAATCCGTGGCAAGTTGACTGTCACTACCCCTAAATTCATCCGTCCCGAGTTTACTTCTTTACCAGTTTCTGGATCTGTCCATCCCTGTAAGAACGAACGGCAACCCATTGGTGTCTTAAAGCTCCCCGTTAGTTCCTTAATCTTGTCATACATCAAAAGATCTGGATACATCCGCTTTGTTGAACATTCAAGCGCTAGTTGCTTGATATCATAATTAGGATCTTCAGGGTCAAGATTTAAGCCTCGTTTAATAGTAAAAGTTAATTTAGGAAAAATAGCTGTACGATGTTCCTTACCAAGACCCTTAATCCGGATCTTCAAAATGGCTTTTTGGATCTCCCGGGCAATCCAGCTTGTCCCTAAGCCAAAGTTAATGGTCGTAAATGGAGTTTGACCTTGGCTAGAATAAAGGGTATTAATCTCATATTCTAAAGCCTGCATTGCATCGTAAATATCCTTTTTTGTCTTTTCACGAGCAAATTCTTCTCGTTTCTCTGGTACTATCCACTCTTCGGCATCCTTCATATGCTTTTCGTAATTTAGCTTTGCATATGGTTCTAATAATTGATCAATCCGATTAGCAGAACATCCCCCATATTGCAGAGACGCCACGTTAGCAATAATCTGCGACATCTGCGCGGTTGCTGTTTGAATCGAGCGTGGTGAAGAAACCCAAGCATTACCAATCTTAAATCCATGCTTAAACATCTCATCAAAGTCAATTAAACAACAGTTAGTTTCAGGTGTTACCGGTGAATAGTCAAGGTCATGCCAGTGAATATCACCACGAAGATGCGCCTTAGCTACAATACCAGGAAGCATCCGTAACCCCAATGCACGGCTCACGACTCCGGCTTCAAGGTCCCGTTGAGTATTAAAAACATGGCTATCTTTATTAGCATTTTCGTGAACAATCCGTGAGTTTCGGTCGAAAAGCTGCTCTAACTTATTTTGGGGATTAGTAGCTTCGGCAAATGCTTCTTCATCATGTTGGCGATAATCACGGTAAACTTTTGCCAATTCTTCATGATTAGCATTAACCAGTCCTTGAACAAAGAGATCGGCAATCTTTTTAGTAGTGACAGTTGTTTGATTAAGCAAGGCATCCAATAAGGTAACATAAACACTTTGGCTAGTCTGCTCATCAGCATTGAGCGCATTTAAAATAAGGTTAATCTTATAGGAATAGAATGGTGTTACTGTTCCATCACGTTTAACTACTTGAACACTTGTTAAACTTTGAAGATCCTTCTTATCAATTATTTGCACTTTCATTTTTATTTCCCCTCTCGTAATTAACGTTATCTATCATAGCTCAAAATACAACTTATAGGAAGTATTGACATTCGAAACACTATATGTTGTGGTCAAATTACTTCTTTAAATATTCTGTTTATATTCTATTCTGATCTACCAGGAATAAAATGAGGATACAAGCAACGACGCTATTTTGAGATTATTGCGAGACCTTTTAAATCATTTATTTTTAAATTCCTATTATCACTGAATAGAATTTTTTATCCCGAAAAGCTTGAATTTGAAAGCGCTAAACCTAACTTAATAATCTTAATCAATATACTTAAGATTATTAGTTATTAAAAAAATAACTTACGAGCAGATAGCACGATTTGCTAGACTAATCCTTGTGCAATTTTTAGGGTAAAAGGAATTTTTATATTTATGGAAAATGCTTTACAAGCTCGTAATCAATCAGCGCACCCAGGATTAATGATGGTTAGTATGCTGCTGGGAGCTTTTGTCGGAATGTTTAGTGAAACTTCATTAAACATCGCCTTGCCAAAATTGATGATCGCTTTTCAAGTAAGTACGTCAACAATTCAATGGTTAGTTACTGGATATATGTTAATTATTGGGATTATCTTGCCACTGTCCAGTATTATTACTAAATGGTTTACGACCCGCCAAGTCATTATTTTTGCATTAATTGATTTCATGGTTGGGGCTTGTATTTCTGCCTTAGCGCATAATTTTACTATTTTGTTGATTGGACGAATGATTCAAGGGATCGGAACAGGCTTAATTCTTCCACTAATGTTTGCAGTGGTAATGCAAATCTTCCCACCGAAATAAATTGGAGCGGTTCTAGGAATGTGTGCCCTCGTAATTATGTTTGCACCTGCAATCGGTCCTACCTTAACCGGGCTAATTCTTGCTAAGTTATCATGGCAATGGATCTTCTGGTTATTTATTCCGTTTTTATTTATTGCCTTGATCTTTGCCACCACTTCATTAGAAAATGTTGGTGAAATTACTAAGCCGCATGTTGATATGCTCTCAATTATTGAATCGGCAGTAGGTTGTTCAGGACTTGTTATTGGTGCTAGTTTGGCTAGTGAAGATGGTTGGACTTCACCTACAGTTCTCAGTGCTTTAATAATCGGAATTATTGTCTTAATCTTTTACACCCATCGCCAACTTCATCTGGAAGAACCAATTTTAAATCTTCGTATCTTTAAGTATCCAGCCATCACAATCGGTTCTTCAATCGTGATGCTTGACTTTGGGATTATTCTGTCGACAATGTATCTTTTACCGTTATTCTATCAACGAGGGCTCTTAGTTTCCGTTGCTCTTACTGGACTAGTAATGCTCCCTGGTGGAATTATTAATGCAGCTACTTCTGCAATTGCAGGTCGCCTTTACGATAGTATCGGGGCTAAATGTCCTGTTTTAATTGGTTTTGTCCTTGCCTTATTCGGTGCTTTGATGCTGGCGTTTACCACACCGCATAGTCCCATTATCTACGTTGTATGCGCGCATGTTATTTTAATGATTGGTTGTCCTTTAGCAATGTCTCCTGCACAAACTAGTGCTCTAAGTACGCTTTCTGGATTCGAATCTGGAGACGGCAGTACAATCATGAATACGATGCAACAGGTTATCGGTGCTCTTACAACAGCCCTAGCTACTAGTTGCTTAGCTTGGGGGAGTTCTTCTATTAGTGGATCTGAAACTGTTCGCTTTACCAATGGTTTCCACTATGGCATTTACTTTGCAATTATCTTAATTGTGGTAGCACTGCTCTTATCATTCAAAATTAAAGATCGAAAAGACTAAAAAAATCCTCACTACTCATGCAGGTAGTGGGGATTTTTTTACTCTTTAATAATCTTATATGGTAAATAATGGCAGCGATGTTTAGTCAGATAATTATCCATTAACTGTTGGTAAAATTGTGGATTCACGCTTGATTGTATACTTAAAAGATCAAATTTTTCATTATTCTTTTCAACGGTATAAAGACCTGTTTTGCCAAAACCATTTTGGGCGTAGAAACGATGCCGTCTGATTCGTTGTTCGTTATTAGGTGCTTGAGGATCTGGGCGTTCAGCGCTAAGTGTAATCTGCTTTCCTGCATATCGTTCTTTGATCGCGGTTAGCGTCGCACTACCCAAGCCCTGTCCATGATAATGAGGATCAATTGCCAGAAAGAAAATATAGGCGATGCGCCTGTTGTAGACTGTGTAGAAAAAGCCAACCCATTTTCCCTCTTCATTATAGATGCTACAAAATTCTGCTTTTCCTGCTTTAGCACGCATTTTAAGTAAAGATAATGGTAAAAGTTCATTTTGTGGAAACACGGTATTATAAACCCGCTTGATGTTTTTGAAATCATTTGACTTTGTAGATATTTGACGAACTTTAATCATTTAAAAATCCCTCCATCTATGTAATAGTACCTAGAAAAAACTTACCAGACAAGAAAAAAGAGACTAGCTTTAATTTTAATTAAGCTTCAATGAAATCTTGTTCTTTCGCATGTATGTTTTTACAGCAAAACATACCTCTTAAAATTAAGTGGTCTATTTTTGAAAACTGGGGTGATAATTTCATTTTGTTCTGCCATAAATTAAAAATCTCCTTACTGATGATAGTCTCAGTATTAGGAGATTTGGGATAGTTAGAACTAAACGGATTGTTATTGAGTACTTACGGTTGCACAAATGATGCACAAATTCAATTGAAAATAAAAATTATTTAAAACATAAAACTCCTGTAACCCTTAATACACAAGAGTTACAGGAGTTAACTTTAGCTTAGCTGATACTTCGCATTCCTGCTTAAATATGCCTCCGGTGGGCAAAACTCTTCCTATTATATTAGGCTTTAACTGGTCTTTGTGTGATTTTTGTGTGTTCGTAAAAAAAGCCCTAGTGACTATCGCAAATTATGCAATAACCACTAGGGCTAATTAAATTTTTACCTATTTAAACGTACCGAACGGCTGGTTATTATTTGCATCACGGCAAACAAGATAACCGTACTGAGCGTTTGGTCGTGGCTGACGAAGCCATACATAGCCATCGTGGCGAGACCAAGCGTCATACTTAACTTCACTATTAGCTGGTAAGGTAGCAATTAAGGCACTGTTAGTCTTAGCACCCCACCGCAAGTTAATTGCAGTGCCAGTAATAAATGTCCCGTTTTCAGCAAACCAACGATCACCAAGATCATCAACCCAATGGTTAGTTGGAAGTTCAGTGGTAATTGCTGGCTTTTCTTGTTCAATTGGTTTGTTTGGCTCTGGGGCTGGTGCTTCGCTTGGATTAAATAGGTTGATTGCATTATCGGTTAATGTGATAGAGCCATCAACATTGTAGCCAAGCAAATTAGCGGTATGTTGCCACATATCAATATAGTTAGCTGACGGGAAGTAATTAAAGTCTGGGTTCTTCCCTGCTGGCGTTCCATTGCGATATACATATGCAGCTAACCAGAACATATCCATATGGTGATGGATTGACTCTAAGTCAAAGTTAGGCAACAGATACTTATACGTATAGAAACCAGTGTGATAACCGGCGTTGCGTAAGGTATTTAAGAACACATTTACTGATGATGTTGGCATGTTAGAAATTTCAGCATCAAGAATCATTAATGTACCGGGTTGCACATTTGCCTGTGCCTTAGAATTGGCGATAAAGTAGTTGGCTTCTGCTACCGCTTGTGCATCATTATGGAAACGGCCAAAGTGATAGAAAGCATAACCCCTAATTCCACCACCTGCGCTTCGATCAATCAGCGACCGGATGTAAGGATTAACATAGTTCGTGCTTTCTGTTGTCTTAACAATTGCATAGTCAGCACCGATGTTTTTGTAATCATTAACTGTTAAGTGACTCTGAAAACTAGCTAAATCAATTACTGTCTTTCGTTCTGTCATTACTTTTTACCTCCTTTATATTTACCAAGAAAATTGTACTTAGATGGATCATAATCTTCTTGATCCTTAGCCAATTTAGCTTCGAAGAAATCCATGATTGGTTTAGGCAACCACCAGCCCATTTCTGTCCAATTTTCTACAATTGAAATTAAATACTGGTAAATCCAAGCAATTAAAAAAGTGGTAGCCATCGTGCTTGCTCCAATCGTATAGAGATATGGATAAGCAATTACTACCACTAAATAAATTACTGTGTGTTTAATTATTCCAGGGATTCCAACTGAACTGTTAGTTTTCTTAATTGTTTTCTTCGCATAATACGGTTTAATCATTCCCGTAATTAAATCTACAATCATCACGATTGTAAAAGCCCACATTAGTTTATCATCAACTAATGTCTGCATTTGATGCAGCATAAATAAATGATAGGGCAATGTTAATCATCTCCTTTGAAGGTAAAAGAAAAACGCCTTGAGTAGGACGTTTATTTTTCTAATTATTATTCCAAAAGTCTAAAAACTCTTGAAAGTCATGAAATAACTTTCTTTTTTCCTCATTATTAGAGAGAGCATCTATTGTTTGAGCAATTTCATTCTCTTTTACGTCTACTATATATTCAAACTGACTTTTAGGATTATCTTTTTTATAGATTAGATAATTATCAGGATAATATGTTCCTAAACCACAAGCTTCATTAATAGAATGCGCAAAATCATCTGCAATTTTACTTTTTGCATATTTAATTAAGTAATCGTTATTATAAGCATCTGTATTTTCTTTAATATAATTAAAAAATTCAATGTCAGATTTCCAATCAGGAAGGCCACCTAAAAATTGACTTCCAGCTAATGTTAATAAACTATTTTTTACAAGAACTTTATTCATCTCAGCTAATTTTTCACTTTTATTATTTGCTTCCTTAATGGCCATTTGCATTTTCTGAATTTGCTTATCACTAATCCTCCATTGGAGAACAGCAGCAATCGCTATTACAAAACCTAGTACTGCAATGAAAATCTGCATATCATTATTAATTTGATCTATTAATTTTTCAATTATTTGTTCATTAGTCATAAAATATGTTCCCCCTTGACTTTTTAAACATACTTTATAACCGAATATAAATCTATATTAATTTTAAGACTTTTAAAATTAATAAGCTGAAAATAAAACAAGCAAACGCTGCCGATACCTTCCACGGTTCCAATATTATTCTCTCCTTCCCTTTAAAACTAATAATGTTATCAAATTACTTGTATTAAACTTGCTTATTAGATCGATTTAGTCCTACTTCATATATAATCAAATCAACAGATAAGATTGCGATAAAGATCTATGATAAGTTTCCAAGGATTCTACATAACAAAATACCTCCTAAGCATATAGAATAGAATCTTGGATTACTTGCGGATGATCTAATTTGACCACTTCAATTTTCCAATGTGAAATATCGTCGTCAAAATAATAATCATCTTCCCACTGTTTAGCGTAAGTCTTAGCCAAGTTAAAGGCTTGTTGATGTGACTTAGCATAGACTGTAAACTCGAAAAAATCCTCATGTCCGCAGTGGTTCACGGTTAAATGATAAAGTTTCATAACAATATACCTCCAAACAATGATGCAAGAACAAAGACAAGGAGAACTGAACCCCAATAGAAAAGATTAATAAGTTTCCAATTATGGGTTAGTGCTGCTTGAATACAACAGCCACATAGCGATGCAAATAAAGCAGCTTTTAATATTCCTATCTGCCAGTTCATTTTTATCTCCTTTCAATAGCCGCCCATAATAAAAGCCCCGCTCCTTTGAGTGAGGCTTATTTATGTATTGTGTTTTTCTGCGGCGACTATGTTTTTGCTATTTAGTTTTAATCCACTTGTCCATTTGATTAGACCGCTGAACGATTACTTGGTGCAACTGTTCATACGTATTCGTTTCGACTGACGGGATCTGTGGCCACAACTTTTGATCCTTCTGGTAAGCTTCTTGTGGAATGCCGTTCATAAAGTCACGATAAGCATCGAGAAGTTGATCAGTGCGCCAAACATTTGAACGTAAGTAAGTATACTGTTCTTTAATTTCAGGCATGAACAGCTTATACATTCGTTCAAAAAGCTTATTCCAGTTGGCGTTTGAGATGTACTTGCCATCCTGCTTTGTGGTGGTCTCGGTTGAAAATCCCCAGTTTTCATCGGCCGGGTTGCCTTCGATCACGCCAGTGGCACTTTGACCCCAGTTTGAGTCAAGGTCATAAGGTACCAGATAGAAGTACTTACCGTTGTTCCATGTCAAGTAAAGCACAGACTTTGTATTGTAGTCATATTCACGACTCATTATACCGAAAAGGTAAACATTGATTGCCGATTTGACATCAATATATGAAGGTAACTTATTTTTGAAATCTTCGTCAGATGAATTATTTAAAAAGTCTAGCCACTTCGACCAGTTAGCAACTAATTCCGGGTCTGGCGTGTCGTGCAATTCGTCAGCATAGGCTACATTATCTAGCTTAGCAGTTGGGTCTTTTAACAGCTGACTACTAGGTGCTGCAACATTATCTAGAACGGAAATTGCTGCATTCCCTTCTTCATTAGCATTAAGTCCAAGAACAACATCATCTTTCTTCGTGTTACAAGTGTAGAGACCGTTATAGACTCCATTGAGCCAAACTTCTATTGGAAAGCCTTCCATTTGTCCGAAATTAGAAGTTTTAGCCAAGTTGCTTTCCACTGTTGGGTCAGCGATTGGGGTGACGGCAGTAGCGGCCGCCACCAGCTTTGCTGAAGCGAGATTACGTGATTGAGTTGCATCAATAAAGTTAGCTTTCAAGTTAAATTTGTTTGTTTTGGGCCAACTAGGCATTAAACGTAGTTTTAATTTTTGCTTGCAGTTCTCATCACTAAATACTTTTATTTTGTAATTTTTCTTATCATGATTTCTAGAACTGTCACCCTGAATAGCAATTTGAACAAATCCTTTTATTTCTTGACCATTTCGCTGAAAAGAAAAGGATGATTTTACCCATTTATCACCGATACCACTTCCACTAATCCCAATATTAAATTGCGGAAGAACACTATTAGCTTTGTTTTGCTGCTCAATCGTAATCTCGCTTAATGAGTAAGGGATAATCTTTTCATTAAAAACAATTTGTGGGCGACAAATAATGACTACTCCTGTTCCGGTAAACGTAACAGTGAAAGCAGCCGTCACTGCATTATCAGGGATCTTAATGTTTTCAAGCTTAAATTTTTCAAATCCATTAAGTGTATGCGGAAATTCTAGTGAATGTATGTCATCAGCTAGAATTTCTCCTTGGGAATTTCTGAAAAGGATTTGTAACCCAGCATGGCAATCATTTGATGTGGTAATTACTTCTACTGCGGCTGATAAGACTGTTCGATTTATAACCGAAATATCCCTCTGATAAATGCTTGTCTCTTCTGTTGAATTTTCATCTCGTGTACAACCATACGCCATTGATTTTCCAATTGAATGTGTCGGGTCTTCTACCCAACCAGATGTTATTGCCCAACCTTCTGCATCATTAATCAAGTCAGGATTTGCTAGAACGTTATCAACATCGATTCTTTCGTTATTTATTTCAAGAATAGAATAAGGAATTAGCTTTTCCCCAAAGTTCATTTGTGGGCGACAAATAATGACTAATCCCTTACTACTAGTGGATATTGTGAAAGCAGCCGTCACTGCATTGTCAGGAATCTTAATGTTTTCAAGCTTCTTTTGCAGCCCCCTTTTTTCGATAGTTGAAAAGATTATGCCAGCAGAAGTGTTTTCAATTATAGAATCACTTTCATCTCTGAAAATGACTTGCATTTTTGCCGTCCCTGAATTATCAGAGATAACCTGCACGCCCATAGACAATTTTTGCTTCCCCTTTACTGGAATACCTTTTTGATAGATAGATATTTCTTCTTTGGGGTCTTCAGTAAGCAAGCAACCATACGCCATTGATTTTCCAATTGAATGTGTCGGGTCTTCTACCCAACCAGATGTAATCGTCCAGCATTCTGCATCATTAATCAAGTCAGGATTGATTAGAATGTTGTTGCTCGATCTCTTGTAAAGTAACTCTTTATCCTTAGGATTCAAATCATTGAAGACAAACTGTCCCTTATCTTCCCATTGATTATTAAGATAAACGTACTTATGTTCAGTATCAGCAGTAATCATCATTCCCGGTGCACCGTTTGGATACTTAGCTTGTAATGCTGCTAAATTTTCAAAAACTTCTGGATGAATATCCATCTGCGCAAGTTTGGCTTCCAGCTCAAACTTCCCTGCTTTGTTAGCAATGATTGTATCTTGTTGTTCATCCTTTTGTTGCAACAAAGCATAATTATCATTTGCATTAGCAATACTTTCTTTCTGATTAATCGATATATCTTGCGCATCTTCACGACCGGCCATGTTGGCAAAGCGACCACGAGCACCGGCGACTTCATCCTTTAAATCGCTAATGTCGCCAGCATTCTGATCGGCTTGTTTTTTAGCTTCATTTGCCGTAGTTGCGGTATCACCAGAAACGTTTGACTTCGCTTGATTGTTTAAATCTTTAATTTCATCAAGCATGGCTTGACCCTTATCATGGAAATCATGAAGCATGTTTTCTAGACGGCTATCATAGGACGTCTTATCGGGGTCGAAGTCAAACTCAATTGCATTCTTCATGACAGTAATCTTGACGTTAACTGATGAGATCACCTTATGCGTTGCCTTATCGACAATGCGGAACATCGTCTTGTCTGGGTCATAAGTTCCGTCCGCTTTGAACGTGCCTGCTGGGAAACGGAAAGTCAGATTGCCCATATAAAGATTATCGCCGGGAGTGTTAGTATTGCACGTCCCAGCGACATAGATCCGATTTCCATTTGTGTCATTAGAAAGAAACTCAACGTCCTTACCCCGCATATCAGTCTGATTGTCACCATAGACGATATGCAAAGGCAGCAGTAGGTCATCATCGCCAACTCGTGGGTTAATCACGTTTGACAAGTCGATAATCTGTGTTGATTTTTTCATTAAATCAATTGTTACTCGCATTATTTACCTCCTAGAATGTCATAATCCAGCCGACCTCAATATATTCTTTGTCTGGCTCAGCTGTTCCGTCGTCTTGACGATCTACCCAGATTTTGCCGGAGTCACCTTCGTCAAATGACCAGAACAGCGTTTGATTGTTGTTCTGCGAACTCAGCCGATTAACAGCAACGCGTCCCCCATTCATCGCTTCCTGAGGAACATTGATTACTTCTAGCTTCTGGTACCCTTTCATCGCAGGCAAAGTAATCGTGCCACTTAGTACTGCTCGGGCATAGTGGGCATTCGCATAAACAACAGTAACCTTCAAGTCATCGCCAGCAACCGCTCCATTCAGACAGGTAACGTTGTACTTGACTACCCGTCCCATGTAAGGATCAGTAACCTTAGCAGCAGTAATGTTTTGAGCGTTAATGTCATTAGTTGTCAGCGGTACTTGAAACGTGTTCGGCCCAGTAAAGACGTTAGCTCCGCCGTTAGTAGGTGCTAGACCTGCTCGGATAGCATTTGCATTATCGTCAACGGCTTGGGCTAAGATATGGTTTGAGGTCTCAATACCTCGTGCGGTTGCATTAACATCTTCTAGCCGCTGATTAACATCGCTGTTAAACTTCTTAATATTTTCCAGCGCTTGCTTCTTATCTGCTTCAATTTCAGTGTCATAATTACCTGCATTGAAAACAGCACGAGCGAAACTGGCTTCAACTTCAAAATAGCAGGTATTACTTGAAAGCAACTGCTCTTCATTAGTAATAACTTGCAGATTAAAGTAGAGCATGCCGGGTGCCGAAAAAGTAGCAGCTGGAATAGTGACATAGACTAATCCGGCAATCGGATTAAAGACTTTGTATTCACCGATCGTTTGTACCCCTGTCCCATCGGGCTTAGCAGCAGTAAAACGAATATCTTTGATGTTGTTTAGATTAAGCGGTTTGTGACCATAACCGAGTTGAACTTTCAATGGCACGTCTTTATCAAGCTGACGACCGTTAAAAGTTGCGGTCATGTTGTAGTACACCGTTCGTGGCTTATATAAGTCAAGATAGATGATGTCGGGATTATTCTCGTTGACCGGCACATCTTCGCTTGTATAGTCCTTTGGTAAGAAAAGTTCACTCACTACATCGCACCTCCATTCATTAATTCATCTAGTCGTTTGTTAAGTTCGTCAATTCTATCATTTACCTTTTTTAAATCTTCCTTTGTTATAAAAGGAGGTTTGTGACTATTAACATCTTTCTCTATCGTTTCGAAGCCCTGTGCAATTGCCTCACGTACATCTTTTCCATAACCCTTGTGACGAATAGCGTCAGCGATTTGTTTCATAGTATGATCAGTATTATCAAATGACTCATAATCATAGGTTTCACTTGCCATTATCATCGCCTCCTGTTGTTAGTTTTTCTACTTGTTCCCTTAATTTATTGAATTCTTCTAAGGAAACCATTCCTTTACGAGCACGATCGTTATCATCTTGAAGATTTCTTAGATCATGTCTCATTTGTGCAAGATCAGCACTACTAGCAAAATTTTGCATAACCTTATTATTGTTATTAGCAGATTGCTCTTGAGTTTGAACAACCTGATTAACCATCACTCGCATTTCCTTAAACTGTTGAAAATTGACTTGATTTTCTAACTGATAATCAGTAAGCCCCATCGTCTTATCACCAATCGTTAATGAAGACGCATGGGGCTTTAGTAAATCAATTTCTTTTTGAGTAATTCGTAATAATTGGGTTTTTGCGACATTTGGATTAATAAACATGTACCTATCAGCAACCTTAAAAGATTTGAAGTTTGTCATATGTAATTCTAAAGCTGTAACTTCCCAACTTTGAGGTATTCTTTGAGCCTTTATCCATGTTTGAGCTTGTTGCATTAAAACATTCGGATCATCTACATTATCAAATTCAACAGTTCCCTCAATAATACCGAATTCTTTTTGTAAATCAGGAATATCAATATAGTCTCTACCGTTATTGACAGTAGTAATGGTTAATTTAGGACGTGCAGCATTACTATTATCAACAGTTTGATCTTTCTTTCCTTCTTGTGGTTTAGACCCATCGCCACCTTCTTTAATTAGTTTTACTGGATCTAGCCAACCACCTGCAGGAGAAAAAGAATTTCGAACTGCTTGATAAAAATCTTGCTTAGTTACGCCAATATGAACATGGTCTGTATCACGATATCCAATTACGTCACCAGTTTTTACTTTTTGCCCAACATTAACAATGATATTAGAGGGAGAACTAAAAGCTTCTTGATAAACGATATTGAATCCTTCCGGCGTATGAATAACCACAAAATTACCTAAACCACCCATAGCTGATTTGATAGTTACCGTCCCACCATGAATACAATGCACTTCTCTACCAGGATGGTCTATTGATCCAAAATCAAGGCCATCGTGAAAACCATTAGTTCGCCCTACTCCATCTTGAGGGTGCGTCCCAAAAGTTTGCCCCAATGAAAAATGACCTTCGCCAACATCAGGAAAAGGCCATCCCCATGTACCACCAGTTGCATTAGAATGACCACCCCAACGTTTAATACAAGAAATGCATCCACTAATTGGCTTTCCAATAGCTGGATTAGGCGTTTGACCCGCTAAATCCCAAACAGCAGCGGCAGTTCCTTGTAAATAAACACGGCCAATAGTACCTTTTCCAAACTCTTGATTCCATTTATCCGCTAATGCTTGGTTCGGCGCTATTGATCCTTCCGGTGCGCTCCATGCTGGATTAATGGAATTACTATTTGAACAATTTTTAATCCATTCACAAACAGATTGCGCATCACTATATGCATCACCATGTCGATAAGTATGGTTAAGCCATCCATAGTAAGTTCCTTGTTCTTGAAGTTCATAAGCAAAGAACCATTCAGGACTTACTCCAGCATTTTTCACCACATCATATAAACGATTAACGTCCACTCCCCAAGCCCGAACTCTCGAAGAACGAGCGGCAAAATCTTGTTTCATATTATTAATATCACTACCCCAAGTAGCATTAATTTCTGATTTACAAAATTCTTCAGGGCTATCTAATGATCCAGAACCACCATCTCCGCCATCATCACTTACATCAACTTTTGATGGTTCTAGTGTCTTTCCCAACGGAATTAACCTTGTAATCACCTTAGTAGGATCAATCTGCATACTTGCAGACTTCATATTTTTAGCTAACTGAATAGGAGTGTCATCTTTATGATCAACCCCAATATCCGTTAAGTAGTCAATGTAGTTCGTTCCGTTAGGGTTATAAGTAGTCACAATATAACCACCAAGAGATTTAACTAATTTATCATTAATGGCATCGCTAGTTTTGGGATAATCAATTTGTCGATACTGATCATCCTTGTTATTAGTGACATTTACATTCCGAAGCTGGAATTTTTTATAGTCAGGAACCTGTGAATTATGAACATCGATTAAAGTTTGTAAAAATTCTTTGGGCGTTTGACCAACACCTTCATAAAATCTTTGGGTGCTATCCATGAGATATGCTTCAATATCTTCAAAAACATATTCACGAATGAATTGTCCGCTTTCTTCCATCGACTTTTTAGGTTTGATAGCTCGTCCACGAAAAATAAGTTCATTATCATCATAAACGTTAACATGAGTATGATAAGGCCTTACGTTGTCCCATAATGGACTTGCTTGATTAACCGTAATAGTCAAATCATCAATATTAGATTCTTTAAGCGTGAGTTTTCCCGAACTAATATGACGATTAACTCGGGGATCCAGTACAATAAATCCTGCTTTATCTGTTGGCTCATTATAACCAATAATCCGGTACACTAAATCATCTCCTCACGCTTAAATTGAAATTCAATTGTCCCGTTTCCGGATAGATGCATTTTATTGTCACCCATCTCTAATACAATCGTGGTTGTTTTAAAATTATCTTGAGTTAAACCTACTTCACCAATTGAATCGTTCTTCAAAGTTACGGACCCTGTCAATTGAAATGAGCATTCAACTGGTCGTGAGCCGATATTCTTAACATTAACATCCTGATCACCATTAACATTAAATTTAACTGGTTGCCAAATCCAATGATCAAATGCGACATCATCCCAATAATCGGTGCCCTCGTTATGATTAGTATAAGCAAAAGGATAAGCCTTGAAAGTAATAGTTGCTGTGAGCATTCCCTTTTCTTGGTCATCCTTAACCTCAACACTAGTACACTTAGCTGACCAGTAGTAAACAGGATCATGAGAATCAATTAGTTTAGTGAAACCATGCGGCAGTAATTGTCGTTTAAGCTCCTCTTCGTAAGCTTTACGATCCTGGTAAACTTTTCCAAAATACACAAACTTATAAGTCAATTCACGGATCTTAAAAAAGCGTTCCTGATCATACATTGAGAAATCATATTCTCCTTGCATGTAAGGGACGCTTTCTGTAATTTCTTGTTCTTCTGGCGTAGTTGCTGTTCGATCAATCAACCACCAATCATAATCAGAAGAATTAAAACCAGCAAAGTCGATATATTCTGCATTCTCTAAGTATTCTGGATCAGCCTTTATGGGTCCTAATCCACGAAAAGAATAGTCATTATTTAAGAATTTCATCGGCTCCACCTATCCTTCAATGCTGTATTTTGACCCAAGCGATAATCGTATTGATCTGCTGTATAACCAACAAGAGTGCCATCGTCAAGAACCATTGTTGTGTCTTTGTTAAGTAATTGACGAAGCAAAGCATTATTCTGCATTTGTAACTGACTATCTTGAATTACCAGGCTACCAGTGTAATTTGAATTAATTGAACTCAGGTTACCGATACTTGCTCCAATATCAAAACCAGGTGTAGTAATAGCCTGTTGAATTTGGTTAGCCATATCACTAACGTTTGATTGAACCTCACCGAATCCGTTAATCAATCCATTATTAAGTCCGTTCATAATTGCTTGACCAGCAGGGATAAGAAGTTTCCGGTCGTAACTGATTGGACCTTTATGCTCTTTAATCCAATCGGCAATTCCACTTACCCAGTTCTTAATGCCATTCCAAATTGATTTCATACCGTTCCAAAGCGAATTCATGATGGCTCTACCGGCAGCACCTAAATCTATATGAACAACTGATTTAATGAAATTAACACCTTCACTGAATAGCGATTTAATACCATTCCATACAGTAGAAACAACACTCTTTAATCCATTCATTACACCGCTAAAAATTCCAGCTACTCCGCTTAGTACACTAGAAACAATGCTACTAATTGCATTCAGAACAGTTGATACAACATTCTGGATTGCATTCCAAGCTTCCGACCAATCGCCTTGTATTGCAGCAGTGATAGCTTGAATTATTCCCGCAATAACGTTCAGCACGGTAGATATAATAGTAGTAATAACGTTCCATACCGTACTTATAACAATACTGAATGTATTCCAGACCACATTCCAAATAGCAACGATAATTGCCAAGCCTGTTTGGATTACTGTACCTAGCATCGTAATAGCAGTAGTAACAATTGCAGAAATTAGTTGCCATACTACTTGAACAATAGGCACTAGCATGTTCCACACAGTTTGAAAGACGGTAACAATCGTGATTAGGGTTGCTCCAATGATCGCAACTACACCAGCTACAATTGGAACAATAATTGGAGCTAAAGCCTGCCAAACGGCTACAATTGCACTGATAATGCTATTAAAGACATTAACTAACCCCTGCCAAATTGGAGTAACACCCGCCACAATTGATGTCCAGATTCCAGTAAAGAATGTCGCAACTGATTTCCAAATTCCAGTAAAGAATGTTACTAATCCTTGCCAATAAGGCTTAATAAAATTAACTACCGCATTAATAACATTACCAATTGCATTCCAAACTGCAGTAGCTACTCCAACTAAACTTTGCCATGCGCTTTGAAGCCAGTTTACAAAACCGTTCCATAGTGATTTACCAAGTTTAGTTTGAGTAAAGAAGTAGGTTAACGCTGCAACTACCGCTGTAATTGCTGAGACAATAATAATAAACGGATTAGCTGACAATACCATATTAAATAAAGCAAATGCCTTTTTTACTTGATTAATTATTAAAATGGTTCCAACCAATCCCGAAACCATACCAATAAATGTTCCAAGTCCAGCCGCTAATGAACTAAATACGCTACCCAAGCCTAAATCTTTAATGGCTTTAGAGAATTGCTGAACAGCGGGAGTAATTGCCTTTAATATATTTGCAACCATCCCCATCGCCGTTTCAAAAGCGGACCCAATATTAGAAATAATATCAGCAATGCTTGAACCGGTTAATGCTTCCGAAAATCCGCTTACTGCTTGAATAGCGTTTGTTACACCGCGAGTGATAGCGGTTTTCATATTATCAAAAGATGTCCCAATACCGCTAGTTGCGTCTTTTGCAATGCTATGTAATGAGGCTAAACCACCGCCTCCGTTTTTATCCAAGTCAACTAAAGCGTCTTGAAACTGTTTTACTGAAATTTTTCCAGAAGATAAACCATCTTTAAGCTGTCCAGTTGTAATTCCCATTTTCTTAGCCATAGCGTTTAAAACTGGTCCCATATTGGAATTCATCATAGAAATCCAAGTCATACCGTCAACCTTACCATTTGCGAATGCTTGTGATAGTTGAATGACGGCATTATTAACATCTGCAGTTGAACCACCGAAGCCAATAATTGAATCATTCAAGGCACTGTATACCTTTTGTGACTTCCCTAAATTGCCAGTAGCTGCCGCAATCATCTGGACACCTTTAACAGATTGATCTAGTGGGGTAGGTAATCCTTTAATGCTTTCTTTCAACCCATTCATTGCCGACTGAATTTGACTAGTACTAAAATTCATATTAGAAAATGTACGAGTTGCATTATTCAATGTATCTAGTCGCTTAACAGCTCCACCAACTGAGCCTTTTATAAGATTAAAAGCACCAGAAGCAATTTGCATTACTCCCATTGCTCCGGCCATTGCCTTAAATGTATCTGAAATATTAGAGCCACTTGAATTAACACTTTTAGCAGCAGAGGATGTACTAGTATTTAAATTCTGTATTGATTTAAGCGCCTTATCTAAAGTTGCGCTAAAACTTTCATCATACGCTGATAATACAGCTTCAACACTCATTGACTGTGACACTAGCCATTACCTCCTCTCTGTTTTTGTTTCATCTTCTGGAATTCACGCCATCGCTTGACGATTAGATCATTTCGTTTCTTTTCAAGGCTGGCCTTGCTTGTTGGCTGATAGTCAGGCTCATAGTGCCCACGAACATCATCAACAAATTTATCATAATCAAAAAATTGGCTAAACTTCTTATACTTCGGAATTGGGTGCTTTTCGCTCCCTTTCGTCGCTTGTACCGACTGATTAAGGAAAGCTTGCAATGCTAAGTCTCGTTCCTGGCTAACCCGTTGGAGGTTATAGGCTTCCATCCGGAGCTGATATTCAGCCAATCCCATTTCTTCAATTTCTGAAATATTATGAAAGCCTAGATAAGCCAACGAATTCAAAAGAATTTCGTGATAGCTTTGTTCTGAACTAAGCTCAGGACCATCTAGGCTTTTAGATTTTTTGCAATCGGCTTAGCGGCATTACTTGCCTTAATTTCATTCATTACCCGATTAAATAATGAATCCAAGTCCTTGCAATTATCAATATAATCATCAATTGTATCTAACTTAATGCTAGACTTAGCCGCACAGTACAACACGTCTGCCAAAGCGGCCGCATCCTTAGTCATTAATTGGGGAAGCATCATGGTTAGCCCCATTCCTAGCTTAACCTTAACTCCTTGGATTTCTTGTTCAGCGCCCCGATAAGCATCAAGTTTTCGCAAAAACTTAACTCCGAATACAAATGATTGGTCTTGACCATTAATTTTTAACTTCATAATCTTCCTCCTATTCAGTTGTTACTGCTTCATTTGCACCAGCACCACGATCGCCATCAGCAAAAGCTTCACCTTCACCGTTGTCGTCATCGCCTTTAAGCTGTGCCAAGCCACGGAATACATAGTCAATTTCTTCCTTGATTTCTGGCGGTAGAGTGACCCACCCACGTTTGGCCACGCCATCAATCGTAAAGGTCACATCCCGAGTTGAATGATCGTCTGGGTCGTTATCATTAGAGTCTTCTGACACAATTCCTTGCATATATTCGGCATAAACTTTGCCATCTGACCGGACTCGATCAATATGAACCTTCCATACTTCAATCTTCTTATTAAAGTACAAAGAATCATAAACATCATCTGCAGCTTTGGAAATTGCATTTAGGAACTCTACTTCTAAATCTGTTTCAATATTAGAAGCAGTAGGAACATTCCCCATCTTCGTAGTTGTTGAATCAGTATCCCGTTTAGGATCATAACTTAGTGATGTTTGATACGGGATCAATTGTGCCGGCTCTTTCCTTGCATTTTCTAATAGTCGTTCAAAAAGGACCGCGTTCTTCCCTTCCATAACTGGATAAGTTGCCATATTCATCCTCCTTATTTCAAATCAAAAACGAGTATCAAATAGCCGTGTTTAAGCACGGTATTCGGAACACTCGTATCCGTTAATATTTGTTGTTCTTGCTCATTAGGTCGTCCCTGCCAAGCATAATGCTTCGTTCGGACTGCTTGCATCCCCAGACGACTAATTTCATCAACCATCTTAGTAACGGTCTTACGTTGATTAGTCCGTCCCCACACATGAACAGCTAACGTCACCCGCATTCCTGTGGCTGTTTTATAGTTCGTCATAATTGACTGACTATCATCAACAACTACGAACGGATAGGTAACTGGTTCATTTAACTGCGGTGGGTGATCGTAGGTCTGATAATGCTTTTGGACCTGAGCAAAAACTGCATCATAAATTTCAATACTTGGTGACATTTTCTCACCTACTTAAATAACTTATTCAAATCATTAGCAAATTTCATAGACTCAATTGCAAACGCTGGGTGCAAAGTTGGTCGGGCAGCCATAAACCGAGTGCCATATTCCAGATATGGAAAATACTCCGTTTGTGGTGCAACTGTAGCCGTCAACCCATTATTAGAAATTGTATTTGTTACTGATCGCCTAGTATTTCCGGTAGGGCTAACCATTGTTAATCCAGCGCCTTTTTTCCACTCATAGTGACCTTTATACAAATTGTTCATATTTTGCTGCGTTTGCTTTTTGAGACCTGCTCCATGTTTTGCGACTATCCGTTTAACTGGAGTCAAATCTTTATTCTTCTTTAAGAAATTCGCTAGTTCTTTAGTACCTTTAACATCAACCTTAAAAGAATTAGCCACTGGCTTCACCTACAATCAGCGTTGTGCCTTTTAATGGTTTCCGACAGGTTTCAAGACGATACTTGATAGGACAATCATCAATAGTCAGATATGACCAAGAGTCATTTACTGGAGACTCCAATCGAATTACCTTGGCGTTCTGATCTAGCCTGCTAAATAATTCAACTAGGCGATTTGTCCCTACATCAGTAACATTGGCATACCGTTGTGCTACTAGCTTAGGACTAGTAATCGTGTCTTCTTCTGCATATGGATTATAGCCATTTTCATCTTGAAAATAAAACTTAATTATCTGTGTTTTTCGCATTTTTACTCATCCCCGCATAAGGATTGATAAAGGAAACGGCACCTAAAGACTTAACATCTTTATTGTGCCGTCGTTTCCACAGGTTAATATCATCAAGAAAATCGTCAAAGTCAGAAGAATTAAAGGTAATGCTTTCTCCTTCCTGACTATATTGACTCATTCCTTCATTCTGCAATCGATTAAATCGTCGAACTGCAACTTCCAATTCAATATACCCCAATTCTACAGGTATTTTTTCACTTTCAGTTAGTTCCAACTTAAATCGCAATGCTTGGTCTGTATTATCAATGATCAATTGTAATAAATCATCACGGCCATCATCTTTAATCCCAAGCATCGTTTTTAAACTCTTCAATAATTTGGTCTTGTCTTCCAAATAAGTACCTCCTACTTAACTAATGCCAATAAATCTTCTTTCTTAGCAGTTGATACATAGGCAATACCATGTTTATCAAGATAGGCTTTGATCTCGTCCACCGTGTTAGCGGACGTTGGCTTTATATCAGTTTTATCGCCCGCCTCAGAACTATCGGGCGGCGTTATTTTGACGCAGTTGGTTGAATTGTAGTAGCAATGATTCCATCAAGTCGTTCTGGGAAGAGCTTCATACCGTCCATAATGACAGATTGATAAACTAACGAATCGTTAACCGGATTGTGCGTAATACCAACTAAACCAGTTTCATCAGCTGTAAAATTAAAAGCTGTTGAAAGATTGCCATTAACATTAGCATAAGCTAAATTCAAATTATTTACGGCAGTGGCAAACATCTTACCTTGCGGAATCATAGCGGAAATGATAACCGTGTTGAATCCCATGAATCCTTGCAAGTATTGCATACCAAAGACGGTTTGAATAGTTAGTTGTTGACCACCTAGGTAGTCATAGAAATCCAATGGATTAACAAATAATACCGATTGAATATCATCATCTTCCCACTTTACAGCAAGTTGACCCAGTGTCTTACCTACGGCACTTTGAAAACTAGTACCAGTAGCTGTAGTTACACCAGCAGTACCAGTGACGAAACCAAATAAGTCACTCTTGATATCCTTTTGAATTTCCTTAAGCAGTTTATTATCTGTATCAGAGACCGCAGCAGTAAACCCAGAAGCTTGAATAGCTTCGGCAGTAACAGTCTTCCGATATTTCTTGTATTCAAGTGTTAATGTTTCGGCCAACTTCTTTTCAACCTTGGAAAGTGGGATAACTTCCCCTTCACCAACTGTCCCATCAGCCTTAGTTACAGTTGACTTATAAATCTTAATTTGATTACCCACAGACATTGGCGTTAAACGGGTAATACCTAAAATTTCACGTAATTTCTTAATAGAACCATTAAATTGGTTAGTAAAATCAATTGATTGTGCAATTAAATTTGCTTGCAAAGTAGTATTTTCTGGTGCAGCCATAATTATTTTCCTCCTTGAAATAGGTCTAAGTGTTCTCTAATAGCCTTCAACCGTTGCTCTTGATCAGGGATTTTCATGATTTCTTCCTTAGTGACAACGTGTTGGCCTGTTACTTTTGGTGTTGAACCTTTCAAGTAAGACTTGCGGACCGTTTCTTGTACTTGATTAGTGTAATCAATTAGGGCCTTAGCGTTAGCATAGGTCTGCTTATCGTTAGTAGTAACAACCATATTAAGGACATCATCACTAACAGAGAGGCCGGCTTCCTTAAAGACTTTATCGGTCTCTGCAATGCTAGTCTGACGAGCTAATTTGGCTTGCAAGTCTTTAATGGTCTTATCCTTTTCATCTTCGGCTTGTTTAGCCTTATCCTCATCAGACATTTCCTTAACTGACTTGTCAGCCTGTAATTCCTTAATCTTCGCTTCGGCCTTTGCTAAACGATCCTTATACGAATTCTTACTTGCCTGTTCTTTACCAATACGTTTCTGTAGTTTATCCACTAACTTATCTGCATCAAATTCTTGCGGCTTGGTACCATTCTCCGGCTTGTTTTGTGCATCATTAGTTTGTACTTCGTCTACAGTGTTATTTTGTTGTTCTTCGTCCATGATTGGACCTCCTTTTCTCGCAGTTATTGTCATGGGAGACGCTCGGGTTTATTTAACGTCCACACACACGGAACGGACAAAAAAAGCACTCAGATTATTTTTCTGAATGCTTAATTAATATCCTGGAAGCCAGTCTCTGAATTCCTTAAATATTTTATATGCTTTTTTCATCATTGTGTTTTCAGCTAAATATTGCAGGCCTTCAACTGTTATTGATGCATTGTGGAGGCCACTAATAACGATACCTTCAATTTTAGCTGATGTAAATCTTACACCTGAAATATATCCATGATCACTTAGCATTTGTAAAGTATTTACAAATTGAACTTTACTAATATTAAATGTATCAGCATTAAGAATATTAGGATCAGGATTAATTCCATTTTCATAACAATACTTAAGATAACTTAGTATTTTGTACGTTACCGTAAAGAAATCATTATTTCCCATTGGATCACCTACTTTTTATGTGAGTGTTTTTCTTTTAATTGTTTAGCAAACGTCTTTTTGAATAACTCATGGAATTCTTCTGTCTTCTTCTTTTGTTCTGACGTTACTTTTGAATTATCAAATTTAACGCCTTCCAAAGAATTATCTCGCCAACGTTTATCAGTAAAAGGCTTGTTACTCATCTAATTCACTCCAAACCATTGTCATCTTCCCGTTATCATCAACGTATGCATCATCAATCCTAAACTTACTATTTCTGGGGAATAATACTTCCTGCTCATTAACATTAAACTCAGAGATATCTCTTCCTGTCTTACTTGATTTAATAATAACATGAATTGTCTCTTTGCCCTGTCCATAATAAATTTTAGAAGTTGAAATGTATGATGAATCAGTGAAGACTCCACCAATTTCAAAATTACTAATAAAATCATCCAATGCTTCTTGTTTATCAAAGAAATAATCACGCTGGAGTGGCTTGCTACTATGATAAATTGGCATTTTAGCCAATGCGTCATCTAAGTTTTTAATAAATTGTTTCTTATTTTTAGAAATCTTATTACGCCTCAAATCATCATTAATCTTATATGAATCTGAACTAATATAATTGTTCAACGCAGCTTGTTCATCACTGGTTAATGCCATGTTACGCTGCCCTTCAACCCAGGTTTCACTAATTGAACAGCGACAGTTTGGGTGAGTATCTTCTGGTATCTTAGGAACCTTATTAATTCGATAAATGCCATCACCAAAGCCATTATCCTGAGTAGCGATTCGTCTACATTCTTGGCAAGCTCTTGGCTCAGCAATCCATTGTACAAACTGGTAACCATTCTTTTTGATTAATTCAATTTGTGCTGAATGTTGAACCCGAGCCGATTCAGTTCTGGCGATTCGTTCGGTTACATAACTTTGATTTTTAACAGTCTTTCTAACATTATTTTTCAACTGTTTTGCAACAGCTCGCGGATTCTTACCAGTAAGAATCCCATTGGTGATCACCACATCTAATTGAGCTTTCAGAGCATCTTGATTAGCCCAAACTCGCTGACTAAACGTTGCCCCATTAACTTGCTTGGTAATCTGTTTTGCAACGCCCCGTGAAGTCCATAGCGAAGTGTTTTCTGCTGAATGATTAAGAATACCCGATTGCCTTTTTAATTCCCCTCTGTAATCATCAGCAACCTTAGACTGCATGTCAGAGTCAATGTTCATCCCGGCTTCAATCATTGACAGGCCAATTTGACTTTTAATGTATTCAAGTCGGTTAACTCGCATGGTAGCGTTATAGTTTCTCATTCTCTTATTTACTTCATCAGAGAAATCGTTATAAGTAACATGTTTTCTTTGTGCTCTTAATCGATTAGCTTCCTGAACTACTTTTTTTGCTTCAGTTTCATAATCCGCAATATCAGTCAATGACACTGCCTTTTGTGCTTCCACATATGAAACTTGATCACGCCGGGCCAGAGAATCAATCTGATTGTCGATATCCTTGTTAATCTGAACAATAGCTTGATCGTAATACTCTTGAAGTCGCTGATTGAATGCAGCATCATTCTTCAATTGTTGTTCTTGCCATTTTTGTTCCTTAGCAATTCGATTAGCCCAGTAATTATTCTTGGCCATCATCCTCACCATTCTTCCGGAATCCAACTACCTCTTTGTCATTTTCGTCATCTTCTGACGCTTTTTCTTGATCAGTAGCAGAAGGAGAATATTGCATGGCATTGCGAGTTGCTTCGGCCTGTTCTTCCCGAATCTTTTCCATTTCTTGCTTAGGATCGTCTACAACAGATAATGGCTTCATTGCGGTTTCATGAGAAGTAACTCCCATCAGTTCCTGAGCTGTTTGCGCTTCATCAAGTAAGTTAGCAGGCATATTTCGTGTGAATTGGAAAGATAATCGTTGCCAAGCCTCAACGTCATTAACAATTGTTTTGACACTGAATAATACTCGGTACAACTGCCGTAAAGATTGAGTGAATTTTCGCTCTTTATTGGCAGCCATATTTTGCATTGGTAACAACTTATATTTCAAAGCAACCCCAGAAGAATTGCCAGAGAACTCTTTATCATTCAAATTGGCCACCATGCTTACCTGATAAACCATATCAACCAGACGATTAATCATGTTCTCTTGCATCCCATCAGCGTCCGGCTTACTGATAAAGTCAATCTGTGCATTCGCTGATTCTGCATCTGACGAATAAATTAAATGGTTATCACGAATATCAATATCTGGTTTGCCATCGCCATCTTGGTCTAAATTAAGACCTAGCATTTTTAAATACGCATTATCAAAATACTCAATTTGATTAGCTTTTTGACTTAAAACTTTGTCTAAAGATTGAACTAAGCTTTTAACGTTATCAAACGTTCCTTGCCGTTCTTCATTTTCAAAGAATTCAACTGCTGGCACTAGGCCAAACTGATTAACACCCTCATCACCAACTTTTGTATCAGTAAAAGCAATAGTTTTATCGGCATAATAAATAGTTCCATTATAACCAGCATCTTTTAACGACTTAGCATAACGAATAAAAGCAATTGGCTGTCGTGCAATTGTATCATCGTATACTATAAAGCCCTCAGTCGGCGCTACTACAGCAATCTTAGTTTCACTGTCTTCATTTTGATAAGCAAAGAGCATCGCTCGCCCATAAATATCAGTAAGCTTACTAACTTCATTAAGCTTATCTTGCAATGAATTAGTATCATTCCATTGTTGCAAGACTTGGTTTTCTTGATCTTCGTCTAAAGTGATCTTTGGTGGAATCCCCAAGAAATAACCATTAAACGTATCGACAATGTAATGTGGAAGATTAACCACAAGGCGGTTATCTGGCCCAAACTGTTTTGCTGGCTGATTTAAAATGTCATGCTCCCCAATATAAAGCTTCCAATTTTCTTGATAATCAGTAGACCAAGCAACATTTTTATTAATCATTGCTTGCAAGTCTTCATCAGTAATTTCTTCTTCACGAGGGAAAATAAAAAGGTGATTATCAGTCACCTCAGCATTAGTTCCATTCAATTGTTCTGCCATCTAATCACCCTTTCAAACAAAAAAGCCAGCCTGTTAGCTGACTAAATATAAATATTCTTTAGCACTTGAGCACTAGCACGTTTATGCTGGTTATATAAGCAATATCGTACACTATCCATCACGTGATCATGTTCCTTTTGAGGTTCTCCCGTTTTCTCATTCCAAACATATTGGTAAACTTCATTAAGAAACGGCTTGGCTGCCGACTCTTTTACGAAGAACGCACCTTTTTTCATTAACTCAGCAACAAATTCAACACCTGGCATAACCGCCTTTCGAGCATTTTGAGCACGAATGCCAGCTCGCTGAAGTTGACTAACATATTCAGGCCGAGCGGAATCACACCATACATTAATACCAGCGCCGTAACGTTGCTGAATTCCCTTAATAATTTCAATAATCTGTTCGATAAATAAACCTGATTTCTCATAACACTCAACTAAATAATTACGTGGTGGTTCAGTATGATTAGCATTCCAATTATCATAGCCAAAAACTGTAATGGCTGCAGGGTGTCCCTCAGCAAACCCAAAATCCACACCAACACAATAATGTGGCAAGTCTGGAACATGCTTAACAACCATTTTGCTCTTATCAAAATCAGAATAAACAACACCTTGACCAGTAACCCACAGTCCTAAAATATCCCGTTCAAAGAACATTCCAGAAGGAGTAGCCGCCTTGAAAGCTTTAACGTACTCAGCTGATAAGAAAGTATTATCATCAATCGTAAAATGAAACGACTTAATACGAGCAGCAGGGTCATGATTATCAATATATTCAGTTTTAAGCCAATGCTGTGGGTTGTCTGGATTAGTATCACAAATAACCCGAGCACTATCCATTGAACATCGTGCTAGGATTTCTTGAAAAACATCATGAACAGCAAGAGATGCTTCGTTAATGTAAGCGCCATATGATGTCATCCCACGGATACTAGACATTCCACGCTGAGAACCTGTATAGCTTGGGACGATATCCACACCCCAAAGATGATAATGTCCATGCCGGTCTGCTTTCAAGTCAATACCAAATTGACTGGAGATTGAGCTAATAACATTATTGTAAATTGTGTTAGAACTAAAACCGGCGAGAATGAACTGTGGAGCACTATCCTCATTATCTCGTGCCAGCTTTGCTACTCGCCGTAGTTCGTATAAGAAGATGTAATTATCAATATATGTTTTTCCAGATCGCTTAGCGCCAGCAAGGATGAGATACTTCCAATCGTCATTGAAATACGATTGAAGGACCTCTTGCTGTTTACTTGTCAGCAGTTTTTGAAGGGCCATCAACTACACCTTCCTCAATCTTGTCAAGAATCTCGCCCAGTTTCTTATTATCATCACCAGTCATTTGCTTAGCAGCTTTGACTTTTTCTTCGGTTAAATCAGCTTCAGCATTAAGCTTACGTAATTGAGTCTGAACAACCGGATCATTAAATGGATACCGCTTCATCAGTTCCTTAGCAGCACTCAATCTGTCCTTCATGCTTGGCTTCTTTTCAACAGTAACAACATCATCACCAGCTGGTAAAGCAACTTCTTCCGTTTCTTCTTCACGCAACACCCTTGTATAGAATTGAAGTACTTCCTTAGCATCAGCAATCTTACGAGATTCGATTTCAGCCATTTTAGCGTCAATATAGGATTTTATTCCGACATTTTCCAACATCTGTGCCGAGCGTGCTTTAGCATACTTTTCGGAATATCCAGCTTTAATAGCAGATTGCATGGCGTTGCCACTCTTTATGTACTCATCCGCAAATAATCGTTGTTTTGCTGTTAATTTCATGACATGTCACCACGCCCCCCCTTCCTTTAGAATTAATATGTATTAAAAAAAGCACTAACCGAAGTTAGCGCCATATTTAGACTGAGTAGCATTACCCGAAATAATGTACTCATCGACAAATCGCTGTTGCTTCTGTGTTAATTTTTGAGTAATGCTACTCACCTCCTCAAAAATAAAAAGCCAACTATTTAGCTGACTTTCTATTACTATAATCTTTACTTAATTTTTCAAATGCATCCATCATATTATCAATAGATGCAAAAGAATACTTAACCATCACTAACGCAATACTTATTAAATTTGCAAAGAATACCCCTATAAGTGCAAGCTTTAGGCTATTGGAATATAACGACGGCTTTTCTCTTACCAATTCAATAGGATCAATAATAACAAAGAAAATTAACCCTGTAACAATGGACATAAACCAGATATAAAAATTTAGGAATTTCTTTCGAACTTTTTTCCTTGATTTTATGTCTTTATCAACAGCTTTAATATATTTCTGCCTTATTTTATAATCTTGATACAAAACGGTTGCTTCTGAGTAAGTATTAACTAATGTAGTAGTTTTTGCTTTTCGATATGAACTTTTAACTTTTCTTTTTTCCTTACTAGAAACTATTTCACCTGTACCAGAAAGCTTCTTCAAAGTATCGCTCAAGTTCTTTAAGGAATCATCATTATCCATAATTAAAATCCATACCTTTTGACTGACAATAATTCTTTAACCTATAACCAGCCGCAAGCATTGAAACATCTGCTTTATCTTGAAGCTCATATAAAATATCGGAGTAACTTGCTTCACCAGTTGTCAATTTATTCGTTAATTTCTTTAGCAACGAATTTGGCATTAAAAAAGCAGCTGCAAATTCATTAACGTTTGTTTCTTCTTTTTGTTCAGTTAGTGAATAATCACCACCTCTGTATAAAGTTACATTAAGAACTTTACTTTCATCAAATTTTGAATTGTCATTATTACCATAAGGTAACCATTTCCAATCCAGAATTAAATGTCCTAGTTCATGAGCCATTGAAAAATTGCGACGTGTTTCTGATTGACTAGCATTAACAGCAATCACAGGCGATTGTTGCTCTGCATCCCATTTCAAAAAGCCATCGATTTTTTGATCTACAAAATATTTTACATCTATTCCAGAGGCTTCAATTGCATCTTCTAAAGATTTGTTATCAAATCCCTTTTCAGAAACAACTAATTCATGCGCAAAACCTGCAGCCTCATCTATTGCAGTCCGCAATTCTCCTTCCATGAATTATCCCTCCTTTTTTATAAATAGAATGTAAGCCATTCTATAGGTTATAGTTGTATGTGTTTCACATACAACTATAACCTATTACTATGCCTATTGACAATATTTTAAATAAAATAAAACGAAAATTTAACATAGTTATTTAAAAAGCCTAGCCATAATAGCTAGACTTCTTTTTGAGAGATTATTGTGTGAAGATCGAATCATTCGACAATATCATTATCACATTTTTATCAAGGATTGCTCATTCAACAATTGCCCATCAATTTATCATTCCTCATCTGGATAAACATGTAAGTCATCTATTTCGGTGTGAATTCCATGTTTAACTAATTGAAATTCAAAGCGATCAGCAAATTCACACAATGCTTTCTCTTGTTTTCGACTATATGTTGATGAACTAATACTTAATTCCCTGGCAATGTTGTACGTCAACATTTGGTCTGAATAACGACTTAACAATATCCGTTGCGATTCCTTTGTCATGTTTCGCATTGCACAACCCACACAATCGACTACTTCTTCTGCCAACCAGATATTCAGCATTCGATTTTCACTACCGTTACCACGACTAGGTGCTTTGGGCATTCCGTCCATTCCGGGTGACTTCAAATCAAATCGTTGTTTCCCGGATAAAGCTAGATAGCGATCCAGCTTCTTTTCCAGAAACTCAGTAACCTTCCGTGCAGTTTTCAAACAATCTATATCTAAGTTCAAATCTGTTTGCATGATGTACCCCCGCTATCTGCTATAATAATTAAGGTTAATATTTTTAAGTAAGGACACATCAAGCACGGTGGGTCCTTTTTATTATGGATTTTTCTTACCAAGAAGGAACCCAAAAGTAAAGACTGCAAGTAACAATATTAAAAGTAACATTAATTTAACCTCCGTCGACACTTAGGACAGTAATTAAAGTATTCCCCACTAACTTCAATGGGCACTTCGCTTTTAACTGACCCCACTACACCAGTATTTTTAACTGATTTAGTCACCATGATTGCCTTAAACGGAGCATGGCAATATTCACAATTTTCTTGTATAGAATTTTCAACAAACGAGCGACCTTTAAATACAACCGTTTGGCATTAATTTTAATACTCATGATAGTTCCTCCACTTTAGCATCAATCGGTACTGTAAATAGTGGATCACCACTAACTTCCCGAATAGTAAACATATCGGCCGATTTATTATAACCAACCACATAATATTTTCGGTTGTTGTAAATAACAGGTTCATTATTTTCTTCATGCTTTAATGCTTCTTCAAATGTCATTAATCTTTCTCCTCACATTTGATTCTGAATGGATGATCGATATCTGTATCTACGTCAGTAAGGAATTGGGCTTTTACTCCGCCCTCCTTACGATCGCGTATAAATACCGGAAACCATTCTAGTCCGTCATCGTCTTCTTCAATAAAATCTTTTTCTCCAGTATCTAATCCAATTTGAATAGATAATAATTCCTTATGGCTTAATTCTCTGTAACCTTTTTTCATTACTCTTCCTCCATCTTGTGAGTTTCCCAGTCATAACTAACCATTGTTTCAACCTTGAATTCTTTACCGCAGTCTTCACAGGTGATTTCGTGTTCACCATCTTCATACAATTCTGGATAATCAATTAAATCTGCCTCATCGATTGCAGCCCCACAATAAGGACAAACTACATAATCACCACTGAAAGTATCTGGTTCTCCTTCTTCTATACTTTCCCGAATCTTTTCTAAGTTGTGAAGTTTAAAACATTTATTACAATATCCGCCATTCGTCCAAGCGAGTTCGTCATACTTTCCACAAATCTTGCAGTGATGGTCTTTATAATCAAGTGTCATCAATCTTCCTCCTCGTTCAGTGGTCGTCCACACATAGGGCAATAGTTGATCGGATACAATACTTCAAACGTAAAGAGATCCGCCGTCCATATATGCCAGCCATCTTCTTTTAATACAAGCCCTGCTTGCCCATCGGGGTCATCTTCAATCATTTTTACTCTGTGATCTCCACCTTTTTCATGACAGTACGGGCAATTCTTTTGTTTTTCAGTTAGTTTCATCCTTTTCGCCTCCAAGTCGTTTTAATAGGTTTAGCCACTTATCCAGTGCCACTAGCTTCTCTTCACTAATTACCAGGCGGGTCACTTTCTGATTGAGGTCCAAACAATAGATTCCGTAGCCTCGCTTGTAATACAGGCCATCTCCTAAATCAATCTGCGGCATCATTATCCTCCTCGTGTAGCTTGTTATATTGTTTCTCTTGGTAATCAACAATCGTTGCTAAGAATTTTACTACTAGCGGATTGTGGTTATATCGTTGTTCAATCACGTTTAACGTTCCTATTACCCATTTCCAGTACTTGTCACTACTAAGTCCTTCACGTTGAAGCATTGTATTAGATGCTTGCATCCACTTTTCCAAGTCGTTAAAGAAGTTATGCCAATTCATGACTCCATCCTTTCTGCTAGTTCTAAGCTGATAAACAGTCCCGGAATCTCAGCCCAGAACTTCTGTGCAATTAAGCTAACCACCAAACGATCATCTTCAAAGTAATTCAATTTATTCATAACGTCTTGCAGTAGCTTCACCAAGTTGTCACAGTCCGGCTTAGTCGTCTTGTACTGCCCATCATAAGACCCAGTTACTAGCGGAAAACAGAACTTTACCACTAGCTCTACCGGTCCTTTCAGTGGCTTCTCAGGTGCATGCTGTGCCAGGTAATCGGTTAGGTCTGCCCTAGCCTGTTTCAAGTCAGCCGGTTCGTAGAAAATTGGTTTACCATTTACCACATGGACCTGTTTTTCTTGGTGAGTTACTGTTGGAATTTTCATTGGAATAAAGAACTGCATCTAGCTTTCATCGCCTTTCATAGATCTAGTTTTTTCACACAATTTACTTACTTTTTGTAAAAAACTGTCATCACCTTTTTTAACCTCTGTGACAGGCACTCGGGGGTTCGCTGTTTCAGTCATCCTCCCTCGTTTTGTCACCACCACGACTTTAGGAGTCGGTGGTGACAAGAGGGTGGTGACAATCGTTGTTATGACAACGTTTTGACAATTTTTTAAGGTTGTCATAGCCAAGTCACAGCCAATTGGCGATGACTTATGTTGTCATTGTCACAGCCAACAAAAATGACATGGCTGTGACAGCTACTTATTTTTTTTAGTTACCAAACCATCGATAATTTCAAACTGTTCACTTTTCTTAATCCGGTTATAAATTGCCGTCCTTTTAATTTCTAAATACGCCGCTAATTGAACGGCCGCCACTGCATGACTACCGTCATCTAAAACATTGAAAGCTTCTTCTAATTCCTTTTGTGCTTTCTTACTCTTTGATTGATTAGCGTTTTGCATCTTTTCTTTCCACACTAATTGCTTATCTTCCGGCGTTTCGATTTCCACATCATCAAGGCTGTGGTCAACTTCATAAAGTGGGTATTTGAACCAGTAGTTAATCGGCTTGAATGATGGAAATTCCCGCAGAGTTCCTTCCATTCGCCAAGCAGTGTGTTGGCTAGCCTGTTCAATTACTGCTTCCCGTTTCTGCTGAATGTGTTGCAGTAACTCTTGTCCGTTATCCATATCAGCAAACGCACTCATCAGATGGTGATTCATCATCTGCAAGTCGTTAAGATCCTTTTCTGGTATTTGATAAGCCGGATTGTACTTAGTAATTTTTTCGACTAGTAATAAGCATTGTTCTTGTTGAACATGCATCGCTCGTAAATCATCATCAATCGGTAATGCAGTTGCCGTTAAAATTGCATCTGGATCACGGGCAAACACTCCGGAACCACTTGATCGATCCATTGAAGTTTTCGCTCCCTGTGCTCCCTTGCTGAAGTGGTGAGCATAGATCAACGCACAGCCTAACTCAGTAGCGATCTTATCAAATTGATTAACGAACTTGGCCATGTCGTAAGCATTATTCTCATCCCCTGTCAGTACCTTGTAAATTGGGTCAATGATAATCGCACTGTAATTGCCATCTTTTGCTCGCCTAATCAGTTTAGGTGTTAGCTGATCCATTGGTGTTGTCTTTCCCCGCAAATTCCACATATCGAGGTTGTTAATTCCATTGTGTGCAGTCCCTGCCGCATGGTAAATATCCACAATCCGCTTCTTAGCTGAGTTGGGATCGATTTCGAGGTTGACGTACAAGACACGTCCTTGTTCACACTTAAAGCCGTTCCAGTTTGTCCCTTCTGCAATTGCAATTGCTAATTGCATTAGTCCAAACGACTTCCCGGCTTTACTAGGCCCGGCGAATAACATTTTGTGACCTTCACGTAAGACACCATGAATTAATTCCGGTGCTAGTTTAATTGGCTTATCGAACACGTCTGCTAGGTTCTCAATGTCTGGTAAATTATCGTTTAAGTCTTCAATATATTCTTTCCAACTTGCCCAATTCGGTTGGCCGATGTTAGTATCAACTAAGAATTGTTTATCCCCGTTGCGTTCAAAGCCTGGTAATCGGCTGAGACGTGACGGGTTTTTATCTTGTGTATCAATTTCGACCCCGTTCTTGTTAAGGACGGTATACAAGTAATTGACTCGTTCTTGATATTCAAATTTGTTATTAGCATTGATTTTTACCAAAGCATGCAAGCTCTTACCGGCTGAATATGTCAAAGTGACAATTGGTAATTCCAACTTTCTGAATAACTCGTTCTGTTGCTCAAGACTTAGACTGTCACTTTCTACTAAGGCATATTCAAACTTGGCTACGTTTGCGTTTTTTGTACCAGAGCCGTCAAGCGGATTAATCCGTATCCAAGCACCCGCGTTAGCGTTAGGATCGCCAAAAACAGTGGAGATATCACCATTGCAGTTATCTAAAGCTGTTAATAGGTCTCCAGCCGTCTGAGTATAGACCCCGTTGTCTGCTGGAATCCACTTAGTATCGCCTTGTTTATTTTGTACTGCTCGTGCTTCTGTAACGTAATTGATGTAATCGCTCGGCTTGAACAGCGCGCTAATAAACTTCTTGATTTGTTCGACTGGTTGCCAGCTTTTCGGCTCTTGAATCTTAGTCCCTTTGATGTAGTCGGTATCAATTAGGCGGTAACCTCTGTCCATGTCGTCCGTTTCTAGGGAGCTATCCCAATCAAGTACTTGGTCCTCGTGGTTAGCAGGCTGCCAACCACCGTCTTTAGCTAGTTGAGTTATCGTAGCTCCTGTAACAATGTTTCCAGTTTCTTCTCTGAAGCTGTTCCATTTCTTTTCACATTCGCCAGGATGGTACTTGCCATCTTGTCGTGACCACTGATCCCAATCACTCACGGAATAACCCTCGTGTTTTAGAGCCATTCCAACCTGTATCCAGTTCTGATAAGGATCCGGATCAATGTAATCAAGTAAGGGAATCAGATTAAATTTTTCGTTCATCTTTTCACTCCTTTATTTAGTTATTTTCAGCGCTGAATGCCAAGTGAAGGACTCGAACCTTCACTAGTCACCATGACTTGGCTATGACCTATTCACTAGGTACATAAGTCTTAATATCAATGTTGTACGGCACTCGCCAATGATTAGCAGCAATTCGGCCAATCATCTTCTTAGCCGCTTCAAAACTCCACATTCCTACATTTTGAAAGCCATAAATCTCTAATCGGTGAACTTGCTTGACAGTAGCAAATCCGTTTTGGCTACGCTTGATTAAGCGGTCAATCATCATTGAAGCTTTACCAGCATTGCCAATTGTTGTTGGATCAATACCGAAACGTTCAAGAGTACCTTTTTGCTTGTTGCTAACCGGTCCCATCTCCCAGCCGAAGCTAGGTTGATAATTAGCAAGGTCTAAGTCTTGGATGGACATTTCAAATTGCAATGGGTCTACTAGGCGCCGTTTCCGATGCTTGACGGCTTCTAATTGCTCTTTTAAAGCGTTCTCCCGTTCAGCCACTACATCACGTTCAGCGGCTTCCTGTGCGTCCTGAAGATCAGTTGCTTGGTCATTGTTTTCCTGTTGTTCTGTCATCTTCTTGGCTACTTCTTCGTCAGTAGTAATTAAATTAGCTGGGTGACATAACTCGTGACGCTCTGTATTCCACAGAAAGTCTAGTAACAGCAAATTCTTTTTACCATTAGCAATTCGAGTACCTCGTCCCACCATCTGAACATACAAACTTCTAACTTTTGTCGGTCGCAGCACAACAATACAATCAACTTCCGGACAGTCCCAGCCTTCCGTTAATAGCATAGAATTACACAGTACTTGATATTTGCCACTGGCGAAGTCATCTAGGATTGCTTCACGATTGTCAGACTGACCATCAACTTCAGCTGCTGTTAAGCCCCGTTCTTGTAACAGCTTAGTAAATTCTTTAGCTGTTTTAATAAGCGGTAGAAATACAACCGTTTTACGATTCTGGCACTGTTCGGTCATCTCATCAGCAATCTGTTCTAGGTATGGTTCTAGTGCATCCCCTAATTGGTTAGCTGAGTAATCACCGGCTGTCTGTTTGACTTGCGAAATGTCCAAGTTTAGTGGAATGGTGAGGGCTTCAATCTTAGACAAGTAACCATCTTTGATTGCTTGTGGTAATTTGTACTCGTAAGCTAAGCTATCAAAGTAAGTTCCTAAGTTCTTCATATCCCCACGATCAGGCGTAGCAGTAACACCAAGCACTTTAGCATTTTCAAAATGCTTTAATACTCGTTGATAGCTAGGGCTGATTGCATGATGAGCTTCATCAACCACAATCGTGTCGAAGTAATCTGGAACAAATCGCTTTAACCGCTTTTCACCGGTCATTGTCTGGACTGAGCCAACTACAATTCGAGCTGGATTACCAATGCTTGTTTGACTTGCCATCTCGGTTGCCGTTTGTAACCCGCAAGCTTTATATAGCTTATCTGAAGCTTGTTCAAGTAATTCTTCTCGGTGAGCAAGCACAAGTACTCGGTCACCGTTAGCCACGCAATCTTGAATGACTTTGGCAAATACAATCGTCTTACCAGTCCCAGTGGGTAAAACAAGAAGTGTCTTTCGGTTGCCTTTCTGCCACTCTTCTTCAATTGCTTGTCGTGCTTCTTGTTGATACGGTCGCAGTTCCATTAGAAGGCTCCTGGTTGTTGTCCATTACCAAAATTTCCTTGCGGTTGTTGAGGTTGCTGTGGTTGTTGTGGGAATGGCATTCCATCATTGCCTTGTGGTGCATTATTAGTAAACGGTTGTTGTGACATCTGCTGACCTTGTGGCTGTTGTCCTTGAGCTTGAATATTAGCATTAACGGCTGGTGTAGGATCATCTGGTTTCAAGTAACGGCTAACTTGGTTATTAGTCCGATTATCACCATTCTGGTTTGTGTAATTATGTTGGGTGATTTCTGCTTTTCCACTAGCGCTAACAACAGCATTCCAGTTAGGGTTGAAGACTTGCCCTGTTACGACTGGTTGGCCGATTGAAGCAAAAAACTGGGTTAGTTTCCATTGCATTGACTTCAACAGATAAAGGCGTTCACGGATATTAGCTGTACCTTTCTGTGATTGAACTTGAACGTTTAATTCAGCATAAGGACAACCATTAGGAATCCTAGTTGAATTGCCGGAATAGACTTTCTTTTCCATCTTAGTGACTGTGAAATTGTAAACTCCTTCATCTAATAAGACAAATTCGTCTTCTTGTGCTGTAAATCCTTCGCCCCAGTTTAAAAATTCGTTGTTTTGATTATTCATGTTTAATACCTCTATTTTTTAATTTTTGTGTTGTAAAAGTTAACTGCATCTTGCCAATGCTCGTTAATATAGTTCCAAACATTTTGTGGTACTTGAGACATCGGCGTTCCGTTTGCTACAAAATCGCCTTGATACAAAATGTTAGCTAAGTCTTGTAATTGTAGTTGACTATCAATCATCTTGATTAAAACCGCCTCTGGCACTTCACCATTGCCAGGCTCTTGGTTAATCCCTATTGCTTTTTCTAACGGTTCTCTAATTGCCTCATACTTAAATGGCAATTGATCAGCTAATCCTAAGCGGTTCTTGGCGTCCCACGTTGGCTTATGAGTCGTATACATGACCCGTTCGCCGCCTTGCGCTTTTGCATGGTTATTAGAATCAGTGACAACCGTTGTTTTATAATCAGCAAACAGTAATAAGTCTGCCCATTCCTTAATCATGGCTGAATCACGCCGTTCTAGCTTTAGTTCCCACCGATCGAAGGCACCAATCTCGTCCGGCAATTCTTGCTTTTTCAGTCGAGCATGGGCAGTAATAACTACATTCATTCCTGCTGTAACCACTTGGTTGAGTGCTTGTAGTAGCTTCTCAATTTCGTCAGCCAAAGCAACATACTTAGTACCGTAGTTGGCACTGTCGATTGCTTTCCAGTGGTTCTTATTCATCAAGTACTGCTTAGCCAATGTTTCTGCCCAATCAGCTGTATCAAGAACTAAAGTCTTGCCTGGCCTATTAACTGCCGTAAACTGGACTTCTTGCATTAGCATTGACCAGTCAGTTGGATCCGGTAGCTTTTTAGCGTCAATAAAGCTTGTCCCTTCATTATCTGTATCAATGAAGATTGAATTGGGAAATTGACTAGCAAAAGTAGTTTTGCCGATTCCTTCTGGTCCGTAGATGACAACCTTTAGTGGCTTAGCCCGTCGAGTGTTTTCAATTTGAAATTGCATTCATTTCACCACCTCACTTTATCAACGTTTTACGGTTAGGCTTCAAATGTGCACCCGGCACGTGTTTGCCGTCTTTGAGCGCTTTATAGACATCATCTTTTTTAACATCAAACTTGCCCTTGTACTTTTCATAATCACGATACTCAACTGGAATCTTGGCTTCATGGTCAATAACAGTACTCTGTCGATATGAACGAGGTCGCAAGATGAACTCATCGGTATGAACTTCTTTAAGCCCTCGTTCGTCAATTGCTTCAGTCATGTAGGCCATGAGGTTGTTGCGTAGGTTTTTCCGATAAGTTAATTCATCACTGATTGACCGCTTCTTCTTCGTTAAGAAGTCAATGTCGCTGTCCAGCGATTCACACCACTTGGCAATGTTGTTAAGTTTGTCATTCCAAGCATCGTCAATACTGTCCAGGGTGTCAGCAATAACCGTTGGATCTAACTCATTGTTATCAGCTAATTCTTGATATTTTTCGTTTAATTGGAACAGATTCATTTTTTTACCTCCTTGAGTAGCTCATCCATGTAGCGGATCGTCTCTGTCAGATTCTTTTCCACACAGAGCAACGTGTCATAGTAATTGCCGGTATAGCTATGTTGCCGGAATTGGAACATTATGTTCGCATATCGGTATAAGTTATTTTGAATTAGCAGGTGTAGTCGTTCTTGGTGCTCATTCATATGGCCACCCCATCACTTTGCAGATGTAACTGTCCATTTTGTCTTGTGTTTTGAAGTAGTGTTTGACAGTCTCGGTATCGTCAATCGTTACCTTGAAAGTTTCAAAAACTACCTTACGTAAGTAGTGCTTAAGTTCTCGGTATCCTTCACCGATTGCTTGTTTTTCATCGTATTTCATGGCATACTCTCCTTGTAAGCTTATTTATTTCTGGGTACGACTGTTTGCGGCGGTCGTACCTTTTTTGTTTAGTGGATCAAGAACCACTAGCAGAAGATAAACTGCTAGGATCGCCATCGCTCCATCATAAGAGCCAATCATTGAACAATACATGATCCAAGCACCAATGATTAGCGCAATTAACTTACTCATTCGATCGTTTTCCTTTCTTTGTTATACTTAATTCATCTCCTAATGAGAGGAGGTGAACTAGCATGAGCATTCAGTTTGATAATCCTTATACCGGTGATGTCGAATACTTTAACGATATGACAAAAGTCAAAGCCTATTTAACTAATGGGAAAGTTCAGACATATATTCTTGGGGAAGAATTAGTGATTGATAATCCATCAGTTAAAATGTTTGAAGTTTATTCAGAATCACGCGGCATTGTGCGATTAAACCGCAATTGGATGCCATCTGGCGTCTAGTACCTATGGATCATCATTGTTGATGATCCTTTTTTAATGCTTCTGCATGCGATAAGTATTGAATTGAAACACCTGGTTTTACTAATTCTTCGTTTGGCCCAATGCGTGCTATCAAAGTCCCTGCTAAATAAATTCCAATCTCATCTGCACCGTTGAATCCAACTTGCATCTCCTCACCTCCTTTCAATGCTTCTTCCGATACTTCTCTTTCAATAGCAATGGTTTATTTCGCTCATACAACAAGCTGTACACCAGTGCATATAACAAACACATTGCAATAATTAATATTGGCAATCCGATTAATAACGCCACTTAACCACCTCCTAACGTGGCAAGGATTGGTTCCAATCAATATCTGCTTGATGAGCCATAATCCAAGGTAATGCCTTGGTCACATTTACCTTAGTTCGATGACCTTGACCTGCATTCAAATTGATAACCCAGTTCTTAAAGACTGGAAGTGTAAGGAGAAACATTCGTACCCACTCCTTATCCTTTTTAATTGGAAGTTGATCAGTAAATTGTTGAATTCCAGTCCAATCATCAACTTGAGAAGTTTGTTTGGGTACTAAGTTGTAACATTCCTTAATACGCCTGAGAACCTCATTAGTAATTATTTGGTAATCTTGTTCATCTAATAATGCTTGCATTTTGTATCACCTCCGTTCATTTTGTTCCAATTTGGAACTTACGAGGTAAAAAAATAGTGTCGATATTTAGGTTAAATAACTCACTAATGGCAAACATTTCATCTTGAGTAAATTGATTCTTACCATTTTCCTTATCACGATAAGCTTTGGTACTAATATTCAAATAATCAGCCATTTGTTGCTGAGTCATACCCTTAACATGTTTCCGCAAATCATATAATCTTGATTGCATATTGTCTCTCCTTTCCGTTCCATATTGGAACAATTATATATTAAAACCATTTTGGAACAAATGCAACTATTTTTTTCTAAAAAGATAAAAAATATTCCATTTCGGTAATTTTAGTTATATAATTATTTACATAAGAGAGGTACATAAAATGGAACTAAGTAAATTTATTGGACAAAAAATCAGAAATTTCCGTGAACAACGAGGCCTTTCTGTAGAACAACTCGCAGACAAGCTCAATACAACAAGAGCAACTGTAACTAGATATGAATTAGGTTCTAGAAAAGCAAATCAAGATATTTTATTTAAATTAGCTGAAATCTTCAATGTAAATGTCGATGACTTTTTTCCTGCTAGAGAAAAAAAGCCTTCTAACATTATTTACCCTAAAGAAGGATTAGAAGTTATATCGATTCCAATTATTGGTGAAATAGCATGTGGAGATCCTATTACGGCAGACGAAAATATTGAAGGATATACCGATGAAATTTTCGAAAAACCTGTTCCAAGCGGAAATCTTTTTGGGCTCCGTTGTAAAGGGGATAGTATGGAGCCTACTATTCCTAATGGTGCGTTAGCTGTAATTAGAGAGCAACCAGAAGTTGAAGACGGAGAGATTGCGGCTGTATTAGTTGATGATGATAATGAAGCAACATTAAAACGTGTAAAACACCAAGGAAATCTAGTAATGCTTATGCCTGATAACAAAAAATATGATCCAATTATTCTTGACGAAGATCATCCTGGTCGTATTGTTGGAAAGTTAGTTAAATATTCTGTAACCGTAGAGTAAATTTATTGTCCAAACACTGAAGACATTAAAAGCTGATTTATATTAGGGAGAGTTTTTATGAATAGAGCATTCACTATTGGAGCTACTATATTGATTTCATTATCATTAGCTGCTTGTGGGAGTAAAAATAATAGTAATTCTAACAATCGTACAACTAGTACAAAAGTATCACCGAAATATCATAAATTAGGGGATACTGTTAAAGTTGGAAAAGTTACATATACACTTAAATCTGTAGAAGTGACAAACGAACGCAATGAATTTGAAGACAATCAACCAAAGTACGTTATTAAGGTTATTTACCATGTAAAGAATAATTCAGATAAAGAATTACCAATTGGTGCTGATCTTGATGCTTATGGACCAAATAATAATAAACTAAAGTCTTATCCAGTTAATGATACAACCTTAGATTCTATTGCTGCAGGCAAAGAAGCTGATGTCACCACTGGATTTGGTAGTGACAAACTTGGGACATTTGAATTACAATTCTCTCCTCTTGTTTCTACTGAAAAGCCTGTTAAATTCCGCGTTAAGGTAAAAGAAAATAATTCAACTAATTCATCTAGTACACAAGATAATACTGTAAGCAATCAACAAGCGACCGATACTTCTCAGTCAATAAATTATTCAAATAAAACACAACCAGAAATTAATGAGTCTAAGTCTGCTACTGTTTCATCTAATACGCAAAGTTCTACTTCAATTCCTAGCGACTATTATAACGAAGATGCATATAAGGATACTTACAAAGCAAATTTAACACCTGAGCAACGATATGCATGGGACAGTGAACAAGCCGAAAGAGGTGCTCAACAAGATCGTGAATTAGGACTGGAACCTTGATTTTCGTCCAACTAAATTGATGACGTAAAAAGCTATTTAAACTAAAAAAGCCCACCGACAGCTGCAACTGTCAGTGGACCAAGGGTTGATATTAATTGCGTCCAAACAAATTCTATCAACCCTTTCATTATACACAATTTAATAATGGAGGGACAAGTATGGCTCAAATATATAAAAGAAGCGGGAAATGGTCTGTAAGAATTCAGTGGAAAGATACTGAAGGAAAACGTTTTTCAAAGTCCAAAGCTGGTTTTGCAACAAAAGCACTAGCTAAAAAATGGGCAGCTGAAATGGAAACTAATCTTAATCGCGGAATACACATTGAGAAAAAAATTGCTTTTAGTGATTATTACGAAGAATGGGTTAATACTTATAAGCAACCTAAAATATCAAGTGTAACTCTGAATCGTTATATTATAATCGGTAATCTAATTAATGATTATTTCAAAGAAACTTCTATTAAAGAAATTAACCGTTCTAAATATCAAGAATTTATTAATAAGTATGGAGCAACTCATGCTATAGCAAGTGTAAAGAAGCTTAATTCAATAATACGGTCTTGCGTACAATCTGCTATCCTTGATGATTATCTGCTTAAAGATTTTACCAAAGGTGTTACTTTAGCTGCCAATACTAGTAAAACAATGAAGGTAGAATACCCTAATGTAACTGAAATAAGGAAATTATTAACTACTACAATCAATGGAATTACTAATAGAAGATATACAAGCCGTTATATGATAGTCACTGCAATATATACTGGAATGAGAAAAGAAGAAATTCAAGCTCTTACCTGGAATGATATTGATTTTATTCATCATACCATTAATATTGATAAAGCATGGAGAGAGGTAAAAGGAAGAGACGAAACAGACGAACATTTTAATACACATCGCTTTAAACCCACCAAGAATGAATCATCTACACGTAAAATAAAAGTTAATAAAAAACTACTATTACTACTTAAACAATTGCGCAATAATTCATCAAGTAACCTTGTTTTTATGGACCAATTTAATACTATCCCTACTAGTACAGCATTAAATAAAACGCTTCGACAAATTATGAGTGATGCAAAATTATCAAAGAAGAATTTTCATTTCCATAGTTTACGTCATAGTCACGTTGCTTTACTGTTAAGCAACGGAATAGATATTTATGCAATTAGCAAAAGACTTGGACATAATGATATCACAACCACAATGAACACATACGCCTACTTGATTGATGAATATAAAAGTAAAACTGATGACAAAATCGTCCAGGCACTTAGTCAATTTTAATGTGTGATTTTTGTGTGTTTTCATCACAAATTTGCACCATTTTATACCATTTCTTTAAAATCAAAATTTAAACTAAAAAATAGGAGAAAGCCTGTTATAACAAGCTTTCTCCTATTTCATTAGCTTAGCTGACAATTTTGTACCAAAGTACTAATATGCCTCCGGTGGGGGTCGAACCCACACTCCCTCAACGGGAACTGGATTTTGAGTCCAGCGCGTCTGCCAATTCCGCCACAGAGGCATCAGCTAACTAAAAGGTGGTAATCGGATTTGAACCGATGATAAAGGTTTTGCAGACCTCTGCCTTACCACTTGGCTATACCACCAAATAGTTAAGATTAAGTAACAAGCTTAATCAAAAGGGCGGTATGTGGGATTCGAACCCACGCGTGCCGGACCCACAAACCGGTGTGTTAACCAAACTTCACCAATACCGCCAAAATATTCAGTTAAGCAGGGATAGTAGGAATCGAACCCACAATGACGGTTTTGGAGACCGTAGTTATACCGTTTAACTATATCCCTATAAAATGGGGGAGAGTGGATTCGAACCACCGAACCCGAAGGAACGGTTTTACAGACCGTCGCGTTTAGCCAGACTTCGCTACTCCCCCATAAATGGCGCGGGACGGAATCGAACCGCCGACACACGGAGCTTCAATCCGTTGCTCTACCAACTGAGCTACCGAGCCATTGTGTCATGGGTATATACAACTATTAAGTTGTAATGGAGGATACAGGGCTCGAACCTGTGACCCCCTGCTTGTAAGGCAGATGCTCTCCCAACTGAGCTAATCCTCCAAAAGTGACCCGTGCGGGATTTGAACCCACGATACCAGCGTGAAAGGCTGGTGTCTTAACCACTTGACTAACGGGTCATATTAACGGAGAGTAAGGGATTCGAACCCTTGATACAGGCTTTAACCCGTATACATCATTTCCAATGATGCTCCTTCGGCCAGCTCGGACAACTCTCCAATATCCAAGCCCTGGCACAATTAAGACCAGGTGCCAAAGCTTGATTTT